AGGTCGAAGCCAACCACCCCATGACCATCGCCGGCATGGACTACCTCGTCTCGGAGGGCCTGCTGACGCAGGCTCGCGCCGACGAGGTCCTCGCCAAGTAAGGACACCACCATGCCCCAGGCAAACATCATCACCCCGCAAAGCCCCTACGCCAAGATGTCGGTCGCCAGCGTCGGCGCGTCCTACACCGCGCTGGACCCGGCCACCGCCCCGAGCGTCGGCGTCCTGTGGAGCACGGTCCCGTCGGTCGGCGGGAACAACCCTAGCCTGCTGCGCCTGACGCCCTACGCTAGCGCGACGGGCGGCACGAGCGTCGGCATGCGCGTGGTCGGCTACAACCTGTACCAGGGCGCGCTTGGCCTGGACTACATCCCCAGCGTGCTGGGCGACTTCACGCTGACCTTCAGCGAGGGCACGGTGCCGACGTGGACGCTAGACGCCTCCAACGACGCTCGGCCCTACGCGGGGATCGTCCAGGTCGCTGGCACCCCGACGGCGAACCTCTATAGCCCGGGGACGGCAGCGGCGGCGAATGTCGAACCAGCCAGCGTGCTGCTCGATGTGGTTGGGTGCCAGATCGTCCAGGTGCAATTCAAGTCAAGCGGCAGCCCGACGATGGGCGTGCTTTGGACGACCATCTGATGCGGTCGTGGCTTGGACGATTGCTCCGTCCGGCGCTGCGGCGCGGCACCCCGTCGATCCTGACGGGCGGTCGGTCGCTTGACGTTGGCCCCGTGCCGATCAATTGGCCAGATGTATCATCTGAGACACCGCAGGCTGTCACGCAGAAGATCCAGGTCACTAGCATCAACGTGCCAATCGTGATGTCTGCCACAAGATCCGGCACGTCCATGCTGGTCAATGTGTATGTGAATGGCAACACCTCAAACGATGGCGCAGTTGTTACCACCATCCAATCAACAGTCACGCGATTTACCGTGCCTCCCAATTGCTACGTGTGGTTCGTGGGGGAAGAGGTAATTGCCCCGGCGAGCACAAACGTGCGCGTCAGAAACGTGACAGACGGCAACAGCGTCGTGGACCAGTTCAATCTGTACACAAGCGTGGTTCCGCCTCCGTAAAGGCACGACATGGCAAAGCGACAGAAGGTCACCAACCAGCAGCCCTTCAGCCCCAACGCTGTGCCGGCGCCCGTCAGCCCGAACAGCCTGCAGAACGGCATCCCCCCGAAGGACCGCCCAAAGAAGCCGCTGCCGCCCCCGCTGGACCGTGGCATCAACGTTCCGCTGGGAACGCCCGTCGAGCTGCAGCGGTCGTTCTTCACGACGGCCGACAAGATGCTGCGCTCGAGCAGCATGGCCTATCGGCTGAACCCGCAGTATCAGATGATGATGCGGGCGGACGCCGACATCGAAGGCGTCCTTCGGTCCCTGCAGGTGACGCTGGCTTCCCTCGAGTTCGCGGTCGTGGCCGATGACGAGACCGACGAGGAAGCCAACAAGCTGGCCGAGCGCATCCAGAAGATCTACGAGACCATGCCCCGGCGGTCGGACTTCGTCCGCTCCATGCACGAGGCGGTTTGGTACGGCAACTCGGCGGCGAACCTGGTCTATCGCACCGACCCGCGTTTGGGCGTGGCCATCAAGGAGTGGTACCCGTTCCACCCCGACACGCTGGCCTATGACCAATGGGGCAACCTGTCGATGCGCGTGGGTGCGGAGTACGCCAACAACGGCCCAAGCTCCGCCAACATCGGCTTCGACTCCCGGGTCCACATTTTCACCGAGCAGGAGCGCCGCGCCGTGGTCCTGCACCGGGTGTTCGTGGCCGCGCCTGACTTCAACGACCCGAACAGCACCGAGGCCATCTACCGTGGCGTCGGCGCCCGCGATGTCTGCTGGTTCATGTGGCTGGCGAAGCAGGAGGTCCTGCAGGACGCCATCACCTACGCCGAGCGGTACGCGATGGGCATTCGCGTGGGGTACTACCCCCTCGGCCAGGACGCTGGCCGGAACATGATGGAGAACGTCCTCGCCAACCTGACCAACGACAACAGCGTGCTGCTGCCGCAGTCGGGGACCGAGCGCATCTACGACATCGACATCAAGGAGCCGAACGCTGGCCGGGCGCAGGTGTTCATGGAGCTGATCGACTGGTTCAGCGCCAAGCTCAAGGAGGCCATCCTCGGGCAGTCGCTGTCCAGCGAGGCGGGGTCCACGGGCCTCGGCTCGGGCGTGGCAAACCTGCACGCCGACACCCTGTCCCGGATCATCCGCTACCACGCCGACGCCCTCGCCGACAGCCTGACCCAGGACTTTGTGCGCGTGGTCGCCCGGATGCTGGGCGCCGACGAGGACCTTGCCCAGCGCATCCGCTTCGTCTTCGCGCCCGAGCGCCCGGACCCCAAGGAGCGCCTTGAGGCCATCGAGAAGTTCGTGGCGATGGGCGGCACCGTCAGCGAGCGCGAGGTGCGCGACCTGCTCGGCCTGTCGCAGCCCGCCGAGGGCGACGCCGTGCTGGGAGCGCAGCCCGACACCGCCGGCGTGGCGGGCCTCGGCGGCTTCTCCCTCCCCATGCCCCTCGAAGGCGCCCCGCCCGCCGAGGGCGCTCCCCGGACCTTTAGCCGCCGCTCGTGGTGGTAATGGCAAAGCAGGCCGACATCCCCAGCCTGTACGCCGAGACCCTGCAGGACGGGGCGGACGCCTATCGGGCCGCCATCGCCGCCCAGATCGCTGGAGAGGACGCGACGGCGGCCTGGGACGCATGGGAGCAGGACACCGCCGCCCTGCTCCTGTCCTCGTGGGCAGCGGGTGCCGCCGCCAGCCTGAAGAGCGCCGGCGTGCCCGTACCGGGCGCGAAGGCCGTCCAGTTCGCCCAGCCCGACGGCATGCTGCTGGAGTTTGAGCCGGGGCCTGCCCGCGAGATGGTTGCTCGTTGGATGGAGACCGTCCCCCTGACCCGCGCTCGCTGGGATGACCTGATCCGCAAGGCGTTCGACGCCGCCCGCGAGCTGCGGGCCGACGAGCAGGCGACCGCCGTGCAGAAGATGGCCGATGTCAGCCCCCAGTTCCGGGCGCTGGTCTTCCCCGGGCAGTTGCCCGAGCAGGTGGAGATCCGCCGCACCCCCGGGGTGCAGAAGGCCGCGCAGACCGGGTTCTTCGTGACCGGGCTATCCCGGGAAACGACGGCAGAGCTGCGGGGCCTCTTGGGAAAAGTCGTGCGCGGGCAGGAGACCCGCGACAAGGCCACGAAGCGACTGAAGCAGATGGGCCTCGCGGACTTCGTCGATCAAGCCAAGGAGCTGCTCGAGGTCGGCGAGGACCTGACCGACGCCCGGCTTGAGAACGTCTACCGGACCAACCTGAACCGGGCCAGCAGCCAGGGGCGCCTAGACATCTGCCGCGACCCGACCGCCAAGCGGTTCGTCCCACTGGTGCAGTACCGCGCCACGAAGGACAAGCGCACCCGGCCGAGCCACAAGGCGATGGACGGCTACGTCGCCACCACCGAGATGATCGACGCAATGGGCATTCCCACGCCGGCGGGCTTCCAATGCCGCTGCAGCTGGACCCCGGTGCCAATCGCCACCGCCGTCTCGCGGGGCTGGGCGGACAAGGACGGCAACCCGAACGTGGACGCCATCCGCCAGCACAACGGGGCGCGGCAGCGCCTGATCGACTCGGGGGAGTTCCCCGACCCCGGCTTCATCGCGGGCTGAATGGTCCCTTCTACTGCGGCATTTCACGGATACAGCAGGCCCGCCCGTAACTTGAGATTCACATGGACGGTATCGACCTCAAGCCCACGCAGGAGATGGCGGACAACGCCGCCCGCGGTCTCGCGCTTCGTGAGAAGCACAAGCGGGGCGGCACGGAGGTCGGCGTGGCCCGCGCCCGGGATCTGCAGAACCGGAAGAACCTGTCCCCGGAGACCGTGCGCCGCATGGACTCCTTCTTCGCCCGCCATGCTGGCAACGAGGCCGGCGGGGAGGCCGACGCCGGGTACATCGCCTGGATGCTGTGGGGCGGGGATGCCGGCCGCGATTGGGCGGGCCGCAAGGTCAAGGAAATGGACAAGGATGACGGCAAGGTGGAGAACTCCCGAATGCCCTCCCACAAGGTGACCCCCGGCGACGGCGCGGTCACCATTCACGACCTCGAGGTCTTCTGCGCCTACGACCCGCGCATTGACGGCGACAGCGACGAGGAGCTGTCGCAGTTCGACAATGAGCGCGTCCGTAGCATCGTGGAGGGCACGCTCAAGTACATGGCCAAGGGGTCTATGCCCCGTCTCGTGGTCATGCACGAGCGCGACGGCCAGGAGCCGAAGAGCTCCGTTGGCCGATTTACGAAGCTCCGGTACGAGGAGCGTGACGGCGTCGGCTACATCGTCGGCGACTGCGAGGTCGAGCGCAGCGTCTTCGAGAAGCTGCTGGCGACCAACGCCTTCCCGCGCCGGAGCGCAGAGATCTGGCCGGAACAGAATCACCTGTCCGAGGTTGCCCTGCTGGGTCGTGAGACCCCGCGCAGGCCGCTCCCGGACACGCACTTCACCCGGGCAGGCCAGGCCGTCCGGTTCGCACGTTCGCTCCGCTTCGACATGGGAACGGTCGGCGGCGGGCTTTCTACTTACGTTCCCACGGACAAGGACACGCACATGGCAGACGACCTGCACAAGGAAGTCGCCGCGCTGAAGGCCGCGATGGACGAGATGAAGGACGCCATGAAGCGTGCCTTCGCCGCCGACGAGGCCAAGGACGGCGACAAGGAAGAGATGGCGGCCGACGAGATGCTGACGCAGCAGTTCGCCGCCGAGGACGAGAAGAAGGAAGACTTCGCCGAGGACGCCGTCCACATCGACATCGGCAGCCACACGGGTGCGCCGGATGAGGATGAGGACGAGGTCGAGGTGGAGATGGGCATGGCGGGCGATGAGCGCCTGCTGGCCGGACGCCCGGGCCGCGCCGACGTCTTCGCGCTCAAGCGCGAGAACGCCAAGATGGCCCGCCAGCTCGCCGAGATGAAGGCCGAGATGGCCCGCGAGAAGTTCAGCCGCGAGCTGGACGCGATGGAGGCCGACGGCTACCGCATCCCGGCCAGCCACCGCCCCCGCCTGCTGGGCGAGCTCTCGGCCAGCCGCAACCCCGCGGACCTGCTCGAGGCGTGGCGCGACCTGTTCGCCCGCGACCCGATGGGCGTCCGCATCGACATGAGCCGCGCCGCGGTCCCCGCCGGGGACATCGACGCGCCCACCGTTTCCGAGCTCGTGCGGCAGTTCGCCGGCAAGCCGGAGGAATACCGCAAGGCAATCAACGCCCGCAAGACGGGCAAGTGAGGAACTGAATCATGGCAGACTTTGGCTTCATCCCCAACCTGATCGCAAGCGCGAACATCTACCCGTTCCGCTTCGTCGCCCTGTCGGGCGCGTTCAAGGGCGCCGCCGCTGGTGCCGCCAGCAAGAAGATCGTCGGCGCGACCGACGGCAGCCTCAACGTCTTCAACGGCGAGTTCAATGCCGTGACGGACGGCCCGGTCAACATGCAGTCCACCAACACCATCCAGATTGAGGTGGGCACGGGTGGCTGCTCGGCTGGCGATTACCTGACCGCGGAGGCTGCCGGCAAGGCCGTCATTGCCACCAGCGGCCAGACCTCGTTCTACCTCGCACTCGAGGCCGGCGCCGCCGGCGACATCATCCGGGCGTTCCGCAACGGCCCGGTGGTGGTCTGATCTCCCCAACCCCCTCCTGAAAGGAAGGACTGACTCATGGCTTTCTACCCCGTTGGCGGAGGTCTTTCTACCTTCGTCCCCAGCACGAACGACCTTGCGACTGGTGCGCTCCAGGTTGAGTTCACCCGCTCGGTCAACACCTTCGGCCTGACCCGCTACGCGCAGATCGTCCCGACCACCAAGATGTCGGGCTACTACCTGCGCCAGGATCCGACCGACAACATCCGCATCACGGACGTGAACGAGTTCGCGTGGCCGCTCGGCAACGACCGTCCCACGGGCAAGCAGAACTCGTTCGAGTTCCTGCCCTACACCACGCAGCGCTTCACCTTCCCCTTCTACATCCCGCAGGAGTCGGCGCAGCAGGCTGCTTGGGACGTGGTCGCGCAGCACGCCCGCAGCAAGGCCGTGCTGGCGATGACTCGCCGCACGAAGCAGGCCGCGACGGTCCTGGCTGACAACGCCAGCTGGACGCAGTCGGGCAACTACGCCGCGAACCCGACGGCCTCGCCGCTGTCGGTCGGTGGTTACTGGAACGGCTCGACGGCCGCGAACGCTTACATCCAGAAGACCATCCAGAAGGTCATGCAGCGCGTCAACCAGACCAGCTCGGGCGCCGTCGCCCCGAACCAGCTGATCCTGGTCATCAGCCCGGAGGTCGCCACGACCATCGCGCAGACTGATGAAGTGCAGTCGTACGTCCGCAACTACGGGTCGGCCCTGCAGTTCCTCCAGGGGAGTGACACCTTCTCGCGCTGGGGCATCCCGCCCACGCTGTACGGCCTCGGCGACGTTATCGTCGATGACTCGTCCATCGTCACCAGCAAGAAGGGCGCGTCCTCCACGACCACGTCCTACATCCTCGGCCAGGGCGCGTACTTCGTGTCCCGTCCGGGCGGGCTGGTCGGCGTCGAGGGCGCGAACAGCTTCTCCACCCTGCAGATCTTCGCCTACGAAGACATGA